CATTTTAGTTTTGATTTGTTAATAAAAATATGAAAGCTATTGCCTTCAATATAAGTATATTATAGCTCTAAAATAAGTCAAGGGGTTTCGGTTCTTTTTTTAGACTCAAAAACCCTTGACATTTTTAAGGTAAACAACATAATTAATACGAGGACGACCTCAATTCTACATAACAAATTATAACAAAATATAAAAACAACAATGACATTTCATATAAGATTTAGTGACTCAAGGGAATTAAAAGATGCACTAGCTCCGCATAATAGCTTTGCAAGTAAATTACACCTTGGAAGTTCACCGCTTACAAAGTTTACAACAAAAGGGCATAGTGTTATTTTGACCTCTTTTAGTCAAAAGGGTTCTTATATAGATAACTTTATTGCCGAAGTTGAATATTGCTTAATAGAGGGTGAGGGCGAGGCAGTAATACCTATTGATAAATTATTCAAGATAGCAACCAAACTTCCACAAGGCAAAGAAGTAGAGATGTGGACGGAGGTTGATGAAAATCTAGACTTAGAAGATGATAACTCTATAACGGGTGAGTTAAAAATTAAATGCGGAAAGGCAAGTTTTAAATTACCATTATTTAATAGTGATTTATATCAACCAATTAGCTTTAACGAGGAAAAGATAGTATGTCAGATTGACATCGTTTCAAATAAGTTGCTTGAATGCCTTAAGAAAGTAGGAAGGTTTGCCCCTACTAGTGTAAACTTTGCTACTTTTAATAGTTTTTACTTTAACTATGTGAATGAGGCTATTGATGTGGTTGCGACTAACGGTAAAAGTATTAATATTTGTGAGCTAATTGCAAGGGTTCGGACAAGCGATCCTGAAAACTCAAAAGCAATCGTTCCAACCGAGTCTATGAAAAAAGTAGAGACTGCATTGAGTAATTTACAATATGAAGGGGTGGTTGCTATACAAGTTACAGATAAACGGATTAAGTTTGTTGCGGGTGAATATTCATTTATCCTTAATCTTCTAAATGGAACTTACCCAGATTATAAATCTTTAACTCCAACAGAGTTTAATAATCACTTTAATGTAAATCCAATGGTTGTAAAAGATGTTGTTGAAAGAAGTGTAATATTTGATGAAGTAGAAGGGGTTCATGCGGTATTACTCAAAAAAACAGATGAGGGTTTATTACTTGCCAATCAAGCGATAAACAAACAAGGCTTTGAAGATACCTTAGATGTTGACCTAACTAATTGTGAAGATTTCAGCAGGAGCTACAATGCAAAGTATATCCTTGATACCTTAAGTGTTCAAAATGGAACTGATTGCAGAGTGGATATACTTAAGGATGGAGCTTTTTTTATTAAAAGCAGAACAAAGGAGGGTATGTTGATGCAGTGTATGGTTATGCCGTTAAGATGGAGTTAAACACGTGAAACCGTTGCAATCAAAGAACAGTATTTGTTTTAAAATGAGTAGTCTACCATATCAATACTTTGTAAATCTGATTCGCAAACAAACTTTACTCTCTGAAGAGTTTACAGGGCTTTGCAAACAAAAGGATGTAAGTCAAAAAGACATTGTATATAAATATCGTGAGTTTGAAGATGTTATATTGGAATTGTGCTTGCATTACTTATCTTGCAAAATAGATAAAGCTTTGTCCTATTATATTGTATCAAAGATAATTATTGCATTGGCAGAGAGTCAAGCATTTGATATACATTGCGTTCAGGATTTTGAGTGGCTAGAGAATGCTTATCGCAAAGCAAAGCAACAACATTACAAAAGCAAAAATCCTTTTAAATATATATTTGTTAAACTCTTACCTTGTAAGTTCTTAACAAGGTGGAAACTAAAGGTCAACCCACTGTTTAATAGTGAATAACTCTAAAATTTGACATTCAAATAATATATATTATTATGTGGTTGTATTAAATACAACTATATATAATATAATGACACAAGAAAAAGTTCAAAAAGAATATACCATAAATCTAAAAGGTGTTAGAGAGGAAGTTGAAAAGGTCTCTTATGTAAATCTTGAGACTCAAAAAGAAGAAGAACGATCGGAGTCTGTCGGTTATGTTGAAACCTACATCGCCGCTTTTGATAACAGAGACAAGCACAAGGAAATAATATTACCAACAGCTTTTAATAAATCAATCAAGGGTATTACTCAACTGTTTGCTTTATTTCAGCATAACTTACCATATGATATTGAGTCAATAGATAACATAGTTGGGGTTCATACTAATCTTGAAGTTGACGAATACGGTCTAAAGAGTCAAATGAAAATCTACCTTGACAACGATAAAAGAAAATACCTTTGGAAATTAATAAAAGATGGGGTTTTAAATAAGATGTCTATTGGTATGATAGTGGAGGAGGTTAGCTATGATGAATCACAAGACACGACTTATATTATTAAGGCAACACCAATTGAAGGTTCAGTTGTTTTGATACCCGCGAACGATAATGCAACAATTAACATTAAAAGCTTTGAAGTGAAAGAGAATTTTAATGAAGTTCCAAAAGAATTAGCAACAAAATTTGACAATCAAAATAAACAAGATAAAATGGAAGTAAATATTAACAATAATATAGAAAAAAATAATATGGAATTAAACACAGTTATAAAGTCATTTGAAGATTTAAAAACAATTGAAAAGTTTTTAAAAGAAAAACTGGATATTTCACAAACAGAGGCTAAAACTCTTATATCAAAAATTAAATTTTTTGGTGATATTGATTTAAAAAGCTTTGTAGAGGAAAAACTTGAAGAGTTTAAGGAGTCAATGGAAAATACATTTAATACAAAACTTGCCAAACTTGAAACAAAGGGAGGCGATCAAGATAACCAACCTACAGATGAACTTAAAGAGTCTGTGGAGGTTAAAAGTAATCAATGCGATGTTGATTACAATTCAATCTGTAAGTTTGCTCAAGAGCAACTGGCGGATATTTTTAAAATTAAATAATCAACACATCATAAATAAATATGTCACAAGCAGAAGCATCGCAAGTGCAAAAAGAGCTCAACCAAACATTAGGAGCAATTAAATCCTTTCAAGAGGAGCAAGCAAAAGAATTAAAAGACAGCAAAGAAGTCTCGGGTGAGCTGAATGCTAAATTTGAAAAAGCTACAAATGAATTAGTAGAATTACAAAAGAAGTATGCAACACTAGAGCAGAGACTTGAACTTGAAACTAAATCGCAAGACGATGACGGAGTAGAGGCTATTAGTGATTACAAAAACTTTGTAAGAAAAGGACTTGCTACTAACAACAAGGATGCTGGTTATACAGCAGAATACAAAGAAAAGCTTTCTTCGGCGGTAAGGGCAAGCTTGTCTAAAAAATATAAAGGCAAACTTCCACAAGCTGAAATAGAAGAAATGGCTAAAAAGTTTGTATCTACTGATATTGCAGGTCAAGGTGGTTTATTACTAGCTCCAGCTATCATTGAAGATATAGAAGAGGCAAGAGCTTTTAATGAAACTGGTCTTTTGTCTGTATCGGATCAAGAAACTGTAAGAGGTCAGCAAGCTATTATTACTTACTCTTACACTCGTCCTGAATCTTATCTTTCAATTGAAAGAGAGGAAGATTCTAATGAAAGTGAAATGAACTTTGCACAAATAGAGGCTCAAATGCAAAAAATTGTATCAAGAGTTCCTATTTCAAGAGAGGCTATGGACTCACCTTACAACTTTCAAAACAGAGTTGAGAACGCAATCTTAAGAGACTTTGGAGGTAAAAAAGGTTATCTTGCAGTTCACGGCTCTAAAAAAGTAAAAGGTCTTAACTCTTACGAACTAACAACTGGTGGTTTCGAAAGAGGTAAAGTTGGCTCTGTTGAATACACAGGTTCTACTTTTGGATATAAAGACTTACTCAAGCTAACAACTGGAGCATTGGCAAGTAAATACCAACTAAATGCAAAACTTCTTGTAAGTAGAGCATCACTTGTTGCTTTACAAACTATGGTTGACGATGCTAACCGCCCTGTATTTCAAATTGTATTAGCTCCAAACGGTCGTTCATTCCTATGGGAAGGTGTTGAGGTTGTAATAGACGACTTCCTTGGTATAAACAAGGATGAGTCAGCAATTGATTTATCTGCCTCTGGTGCAAGAGCGGTATACTACGGAGACTTCTCACAAGGTTATATCTCACTTAACAACCCACAAATTGGTATGGTTCCTGACAACACAAAGGTAGGAAAATACATAGTGCAGGCTTATACTTACACAGGGGGTCTTGTAAAAGATTACGATGCAATTAAATGTCTTGTTAAATCTTAATTGTAATTATTAATATTAATATATATAAAAAATAAAATGTCTATAGCAGTAGAAAAAATATCAGAGGCAAAAACACTTTTAGCTTCTGGAGTTGAGGCAATTAATGCAGATGCAGACTCTAACTCTTCAATCATACTTGATCTTGAAAATTATAATTTTGCAGAGTTTGCTTTAACTTGTTCAGCTTATACAGCAGGTGATGTAACTCCATTTATTACAATTGGAGATGAGTCAAATTTATCAGATGGAGTTAAGTTGACAGATGCTAGCTTTAATGTTGTTAATGAGCTAGGTAACAATAAACTAGGCTTTTCAAATGCTAAAGTATCTGGACTTAATGAGGTAAAAACTTTTGGTCTTATCCGTAATAAAAGATATGCAAGGGTAGGCTTTACAGGTGCAAACAGTGCTAATTTATCAGTTTTGGCAACTGTAAGAGTATCAGTAACAGATCAGCCTGCCTAGTATGTCAAAATACACAGCAACTCAAGATTTTGGTTTTTACACAAAGCAGAATGATTATTTTTGCTTTAAAAAGGGTGATGTAATACCTTTTGAGTCAAGAGATGATATAAATAGACTTCTTAACAAAGGATTGGCAAGGGAAGTAGAAGAGCAACCTATTAAGAAAGCTGAATATTCAAATGCCATACCTTCAAAAGAAGTATCACCCGCACCAAAAAAAAGATATAAAAAGAAAGCAGATTAATTAGTTTATGAGTAATACATATTGTTATGAGGTTGATAATTTTATAAGATCGGATAACACTGTATTACTTGCAAACGACTCAACAAACCCCGTCCCATTGGAAGAGGTTAAAAGTTTTCTAAAAATATATAATGACGATCAGGATGTATATTTAGAAAGTTTGCAAAAACTAGCAATTCAAACAATACAAGACTTTACGGGCATTGATATAACTATCAAGACATATAAGAGCTTTTTAGATGGTTTTCCTTGCAACAACTCATACAAGACTATAACTTACTGCTCAAGCTATAACAAGCAAGCATATGGCTTGCAAATACCAATGACACCATATGTCAATAATACACTAATTGTTAAATATATAGACATAGAAGGTATAGAGCAAACTGCAGACTTGAACGACTGGAATATTAAGAGATACGATGTCCGTTCAAAAAAGTATTCTTATGCAATACCAAAAGTAGATGAGGCAACGGGTTTGCCAAAATACCCTGCTACATTACAACAGCCCGATGCCGTTACACTTGAATATCAAGCTGGAATTACAAGCGACGGAGCTAACTTACCTATTGATATAAAACAAGCTATACTATGCCAAATGAACTGGTTAAGAGAAAAATACGGTGATGAGTGTGGTGATTGTGTAGATGGTTCAATATCTTTTATGGTTCAGCCTCTTATGCGGGCTTTTATAATAAATCCTAGTTATTCTTATAGTCGGGTAGGTTGAGTTCTTGATGTATTCTTTTATTTGATATATCCACACAGTCTTGATTAGAATCACAACCTAAAAACTTTCTATTTGTAATTATACTTGCAATTGCAGTTGAGCCACTACCAGCAAACGGATCTAGTACAGTATCGCCCACATTACTTGATAACTGTATTAGTATTTTTAATAACTCTACATTTTTTTGATTAGGATGTAGATTTTTTTTAGTGTTTGCCTTACTGTTTGCAAATACAAAATCCCAAAAATTAGGGTATGAATATGTATAAGGCTTCGGCTTTGTATTTCTTTTGTCTTTTAACCAAGCCTCACTCGTCTTGATAAAGTCTACTTCATTAAGTTTTTTTGATTTACCTTTTGACAAAAATAAAATGTGTTCTGTCCTGTAATAGAAGTTATTTTTTAAATACTGTCCATTGCAATAAGAAGGTAAATTGATTATGTTTTGAAATATAAAGTCACTGTCTTCAATTGCATTTAACCATAACCGCAAGCTTTTCGTTCCTGTAAATATATAGCAATGTGAGTTATCTTTTAATACATTATACATTGAGTTTAACCACAGAGGGGCTTGTTGTGTAATATAATCTTGTGAGTCGTTATATATGTCTGTTTTAAAATTTACCCCATACGGGGGATCGGTGACTATCAAATTCACAGACTCTTTTTCTAGTGAGCTTGTGAATTTAATGCAGTCTTGATGTATAACTTGATTATATGGTGGCTTAAATTCCATTGCCTGCTAAAATTTTATCAAAAGAGTTGACTATATGCTTTGCATCTGCAAGGGTATATCTGTGCGGTTCTTTAATGAAGATTTTGTAAACTAAATCGTGCTTTGTATATAAGTTCATTGTTATCTTCCATAGTCCCATTTGTTGTAAAACATATTTTATCTGTTCTCTAGACAGGTTATCAAAATAATTCTTAATTAATTCAAGTTTTAAAGTGCGTTCTGTTTTAATCATATTCCACCAAAACCTCTTCCCCGTCTTTTAGTTCTTTTTCTAAGTCTATTAAAAATCTTACAAAGTCGTTAGCATATTCTGTAATATCGTGCTCTAGTTCTTGATTATAATCACCTGAACCACTCTCCTGACAAATAGACCAGTCACCATATTCTGTATAAGTCCATTTATATGGTTCAATTTGATTAATAATATTTGTAATGTCTTCTTTATTTGTTTTAAAGCCGTCTTTTGTAAAATCGCAGTCAATGTTTTCTTCAAACACTTTTTTAAAAGATACCATAACCTCTTCTTGATTTTTTTCGTCAATCATCCCGCTAAAACCGTCAAAGTGAAAATAATCTGTTTTAATTGTCATTGTAATTTGTAATTTGTTAATAAAAGTTATGAAACCTACTGGCTTCAATATAAGTATAAATAACTTTTAGAATAAGTCAAGGGGTATTTTGCTTTTTTTAGTTTTTTTGTTATAATTAAGAAAACTATTCACATACTATGGCTTGCAAAAGAATAAAAAGAGACACATTTAAAGCTTGCTTAAGAGATATGGTAAGGCTGGATTTTATAGAAAGAAAAAATTACAATGGACTAGGTAAGCCTCGGGTGATTGAAGAGGTTGTTAAGTCCGTTGGAGGCGTTCCTAAAACAGTAAGTAGAATTGGATTGTCTCAAATAAATGGCGTTGCTACAAACTCACGGATTGACACTGTCTTTTATGTCAAGTATGGTGATTTATTAAATATAGATCAAGCAAAGGTTAAATATGTAAAGTATAACAACTTTATATATGCAATTGAAAGCTATGAAAACAAAGACTTAAAAAATGAGTGGTGGACTGTCTATGCAAGATCAAGAGGTGATGATAGCAAGGAGGCAAGCAAGATTTAGCTTTTTATGAATACCATTAAATTTAAAACATCCGCACAAACAAAGCAAGTATTAAAAGACTTATCAAGGCAACCACATCAAGTAAAAACTGCATTAAAAAAAGCAGGTTATGATTTTGGTATGTTAGTCACTAAAGATGTAAGAAATGACATGACCTACGGAGTAAAAACGGGTCGTAGGTATTTAATAAACATTGGGAGAGGTGGAAGGCAATTAAAGAGGGCGAGGTGGCATCGTGCATCGGCAACGGGTGAGTCTCCAGCGGTTATAACGGGCAATTTAAGAGCCTCTGTAGATTTTAGAGTAAAAGGTTATCGTAGACTTGAAATAGGGGCGGGTAATAGCAAGGTAAACTATGCAGAACAGCTTGAAGTTGAAATGCGGAGGTTTTATTTAAAAAATGGTATTAAAAGAAATATGAAGGCAGGTCAAAGCCTCATTGCTAAAAGATTAAGTAGTGTTCTTAAGTGAGTCAAGACATTTAAGAAAATCTTCTCTGCCTTTTTTGCAACTGTAATCTGCTACAAAATTAAGGAAAACCTCTCTTTGCTTTTGTGTTAGTCTTGGGGGGATGTGCTTCAATATCTTTTTAAGTAAAATTTTTTCAAAGCCTGCAAGTGTTTTAAAGCTAGTCCTAGTTTTAGGGTAGTATCCTTTTGCTTTTGTCAGCGAGTTTAAAAGGTTTTCTGTGTAATACAATATACTTTCAAAATTTCTATACTTTTTATTCTTGCAATAATTCATTAAGTAGCAATATCTTAAAAGAGACATTCTTCTCTCTGACCTGTTGTATCTCATACTAGTTTTAAGTCTGTTATTTTTGCTTATGATTTGTTAGTAAAAGTTTCAACCCTTGGTTAATATAAGTATATAATACTTGTGAGATAAGTCAAGCATTATTTTACTTTTTTAAATTTTTTGTTATAATTAAAAAAAATACTTATATACCATGACCTTTAGGATAACAGATCTAGCAACTTACTTATCTAATAATGTAAACAACTACATACCAGACTTAGAAGATGGTAGTTTATCAATAGACACGATAACAAAAGCAGGCAATACTGCAACCATTACATTGACAAGCCCTACTGATTTAAGTCAAATTATTGCAGATGGTGACGCATTTAAAATAAGGGGTGTTCGTGGAGTTCATAATATTGAAAGCATAGAATATATAGACGATAATAGTGATTATAACTTTAAAATTACAACCACGACCCCATATGTAAAAAACTTCAATGACAAAATCATAATTCAAGATTGTGATTATGCACTACTTAACAATGAATTTGAAATAATAGATATATACGATTCAAAAAGCATTTATATTAATGTTGCTGGGAGCGAGGACACGGTAATAACCACTCTAGGTAAATTACAAGAGCCTTTTATTGCAAGCAATACATATGGTTATAACTTATTTACAACTCTAACAAAAATTGACAACTCTACTTATACCTACCAAGTAAATGAAAACCTACCAGATGAGACCACGGGTGATATGCACATTGCTTTTTCTGTCAATGTTAAGGCAACCGCTGATTTAAGTCGTGCAGATGTGGATTTTAGAGGTGAGACTAGCAATCCATTTACTTTATATGTAGTAAACCAAGGCATTGAATACAATCTAACGGGTAGTGGTGGTAATTCTTTTTCAATTGGTGATACAGACTATGCTAACACGGACAATAAAGTCTTTGGAAGTTATGCAATTGCTAATGTTGGTATATATGCATTTATAACAACATCACAAGACTCACTAGGAGCGGAAACAATAGATAAGTGTTATAATGAATACAGATCCGCTTTAAACAAGTGCTTGTTATCAGAGGGTTATACAATGACATCCTGCGGGACATCACCCGATTATGCAGAAAATGGAGCTTATTTAACCTTTGACTATCAATTTCAAAAGACATTTCAATTTGATAAAAATGAGTATGTTGACAATGGAAGTCAAGTACCGCTATCAAGAATTAATAATACAATTAATAAGGATGAGGCTGGGTATAGTCAAGTGATTAATTATTAGTATTGCATTTTAGGGGTTGTTTTGCAATGAAAAAGTCAATTAAGGCTGTTTGTATTGCAAATGTGTTATACTAGCTATTAAAAAACCTCTTAACATCTTTAATAGCTATATCAAGCCGTGGATGGTCTTTAAAGTGAAATTCTATTATTTTAAGAATGTTATCTTGAACTGGGTCAGGAGCTTTGTCAAGTATTGCCATAGAAGGAGGGGAGGGTTTAGCTTTTACTTCTTTTATCACATCCCTTTTAACAGCCTCCTTAACCCTTTCTTGTTCTTGTTTTTTCTTGTCTATTAAAGTTTGTAGTTTTTGATTGTATACATGTTTATCTTCTAATACAAAGCTTTTAATGTCCTCTTCTGTGAGTTTAATAATTAGATTGTTTTCTTGTGATATATTTTTTAAATACTTAATTCTATCATAACATATCTTTTGAGTCTCAAGGGAATTAAAAAACCTTTCCTTGATCTCTTGTTTTATTTTATATTTGATGTCATCCGTTGGTTCAAGATTACTCACTTTTAACAAGTCTTCAATGTCAACGATTAAGTAGTTTTCTCCTATTGAAAATTTACTTTTTAAGTCTTCAATATAGTTATCTATTAAGTCTTGTAGTAATTGCAATTTAATCTCTTCAAAATGCTTGTTCTGGGACTTAATATTACTTTGGACTTCCTTGCAAGAGTCTATTAAACTTTTTGCTTGATTTTCAACAAACTTAATTTGCTCTTTGTATGGTGCAAGGCAATCCCTTCTTTTTGTTTCAATAGATTTAACCATCTTGTTGAGTTCGGTGACGCATTGCTTGCCTTCTTTGTAGGTCTCGTAAGTAACCACGATGTTCTTATAATTTTCAAGGTATTTTTCAAGTTCTTGCTTCAGTATGTCAAAATTACTTGATAATTGTAATTGCCCGCCTTCAATTGAGACCTGATCTATTAGTGTTGTTATGTTAGTCATTTTAGTTTTGACTTGTTAATGTTATTAATCTTATTAATATTCATACTACTGTCAACCTCGTTACCAAAGGCATCCCAGTAGTTATTTATTACTACGGTGTTTCTCATAGTAAATTTGTTTTGCCACTTCCCACATTTTGTAATCTTTAACCACCCATTCTCTTGTTGTATAAGTACAACCTTTCCACTCATCTTCAATTGCCTCTTCTACCTGCTTTCTTGCATCTGCTTCGCTAGTAGCATTAACAAAGTATACACAGCCGTAATTGGCTCTTTTAGTGCAAACTTCCACTTCTATTTTGTAGTTTGAGTCTGGCTTTGCTCCAAATTTGTTTATCATTTTAATTTTGATTGATTAATAAAATATATGAAGCTCATTGGCTTCAATATAAGTATAAACCGACTACAAAAAATGTCAAGGGTTTTTAAAACTATTATTAAAATTTGACAATCAAACAATATAAAGTAAAATAGAATTGTTATTAATAATTATATATTGAAATGTTAAAATATTTCTTAAAAGTAAAGGTCAACACAGACTTTAAATGGATATTACAAAATAAACAACTACGAAAAGATGAGGTTGTTATTATTGAATGTGACTCTGGCAAAAAACCATTGGAAAGGTTTTGGAGGGAAAGAGTAAAAGATATACCTCTTGACAATGCAATTGAAATATTAGAGTTTTTTAATTCTAACGACTCATTAAATGAAGTTAAAAAAAAAGTTAAATCAACAAGTAAAAAATAAATATGGAAAGACCACTAATTACAACTACATTTTCAGCCTCACCAGGATCAGCGAGTGTTGGTGAAAGAAAATTATTATTTGTAGGGCAACAACTATCCACTGGAACGGCAACAGCGGGTGAGCTAACAGAAAATATTGTAAGCAGAAAGCAAGCAAAGGAACTCTTTGGAGCAAAGTCAATGTTATATCAAGGTATTAGAAAATATTTTGACTTAATAGACTTTACGGGCACTATAGAAAAACCTTCTCTTAATGTTATACCATTGGCGGATGATGGCTCTGCAACAAAGGCAAGTAGTGCGTTAATATTTACAGGTACAGCAACAGAGGTGGCAGATTATACCATATCTATAAATCAATACACTTATACAGTATCTGTTGCACTAGGGGACGACCCTGAGCAGATAATGGGTAAATTCAAAGCTTTACTTGATGCGGATTTGGAAGTGCCAGTAACTTACACGGTTTCAACAACAACTACAACAGATGACACAATTACATTTGAATCAGCAAATGGTGGAAGTGTTGGTAATTCAACTCAGTTAAAAATTGATGGCTCTGTTGCGGGTATTACCTATACAATAGGGGGAGCGTCCGTGAGTAAAGCATTTTTTACAGGTGGAGCAACTAACCCATCATTAACAAGTTTATTTGATGCAATAGAAGGTAAAAGATTTACAAGTTTTATATATCCTAACGAGTATACAAATACAGACTTACTTACTCTTCTAAGGTTAAGAGCAAAATATAATAACAAAGTGCTTGAAGGGTACGCAGTAATTACAAAGGATGACACATATGCTAATATACAAGGTACTAATAACTTTAGCAACGAGCATCTTGTTTATACAACTTTCAAAAAGGGCTCAAGGCAGGCAACTTCTTACGAGGTTTCAAGTCAATTGGCAAGTTTACTTGAACTATACTTAACAGAGGGTGCTATTGTTTCTAACCTTGCTTTTTCCGTTGTTACAAGTGGTGGCATTCAAAACGCAGTCGTGCCTTACCATAACTCAATACTTCCAACAATTGATGTTGAAGTGGATGGATTTACACAAGAAGAAAACCAACAACTAGGAAGTGAGGCGTTTACTTTAATAGTAAATAATAATAATAATACTTACCCGCAACTTGATATTGTTTACACAACAAGAACAGAAAACTTAAACGGTAACCCTGACTCATCACTGCTTGAATTCAATGATAGAATGGGTATGTATGTCTGTGGTGAGTATATATTTAATAATTTAAAAGCAGATCGTGACTTGTCAAAAGCAACTTTAACAAGTGGCTCAATTGTAAATAAAACACAGATAAACAAGGAGGCGATTCTTGCAAAGTATAACACTTATCTTGAGTTCCTATCAAATACGGCTGGAATAATTGATAACGGCAGATTGAAAGAGCTAAAAGGCCTTGTTGCTGCGAATACAGAATTGAACTTTGAGGAACGCTCAATATCAAGTGAAATTAGTGTAATACTAGTAGGGCAGTTAAGAAAAATAGCTTTAAACATAGTAAAGAGACCGAATGCTTAAGAAAAGAACGGTTGCTATTGCCTTTACTGCACTATTTATCCTTGCGGGGTATAGTGCAAAAAGGGATTGTCCTAAGAGGGAGGTGGTTGGGGATTTTATTATTCAAACAGATCGCAACTGCGTGCCAATTAGTATAGAAGAAATTAAAAAATAAGTAATATCAATAGATAAAAAATAATATGTCAAATATAAATTTAAGTCAACAAGGTATCATCTTGACAAGATCAAATGGCGACTCAATAGCAATAAATGATCTAATACCCGACTCAATCAATGTTACGAGAGGTGGGGCAAAGGGAGCTATGATAACAACGGCAGGGGCTCCAATGTCAACGCTTGATTACAGTGAGAATTTTGCAACAATAACCTTTACAATACCGTCATCAACTCTTGAAAGTGAGACAGTTTCTTTTGTAAATGAAATGTATAACGAGTTTTTAGCTGGCAATAAAGGAACTTTAAGAGTTCTGGGGACGACTCTTGAATTTGATGGTATATTTCCTGAGAAAATACTAGATATAACAACGGGTAATCAAACAATAGACTTGACTTTTTACGGCAATCCTAATACGACTGCCTAAATATAGTCTTCCATTCTATCAAAAAGATTGCCTTCAACTTTGTGATAATTGGGTAGTAGGGCAAAATATTCTTTGTTATCCTCATCTCTGACTTCTCCAAAAACTTCTTCATAATCAGCTTTTATAACAGACAAAGCCCAAGCAACTTTTTTATTGTGTTGTACTAGGTTTTCTGCTTTTACCTCGTGATTAATTGTAATCGCACTTCCAATTACAATTAGAAAGCACAAAAAGAATAAATGAAAGCCCCTAAATGTATAAGCTCCAATCTGCTTTTTGTAAAGCATTATCTTGTGGTAAGATAGTGGGATCATTGCAATGCCAAAAACAATTGCTATAATTTGTAGTGTTGTCATTTTAATTTGTGATTAGTTAATAATAGAAAAGTTATAAACTTTAAGTTTGTTGTTTACAAATTTGTAAGTAAATTCATAACCTGCATCAAGTAATTTTGTTATAGCCTCTTGTGGTTTGTTTGTATTGATTATGAAGTCTGATAGCTCGCTTGAAACCGTTGTATCAAGTTTTAAAGTTCTTTCAATGTAAGAAGCGTTGTCAACTTGCTGAGCCGTTGTTAAGTGAGTTCTGTAAAACATTTTGTTTGTGATTTGTTGATAAAAAAGTAAGGCTTCGTTGCCTTCAATATAAGTATATAGTGATTGTGGAATAAGTCAAGGGGTTTTTGTCTTTTTTTTATTCATTTTAAATCTATCTATATCGTTTAATAGCATATCGTGAACCTCATCGTCCATGTAGTCTGTTCTTGCTCCCCCAAACTCTTTTAAAAACTCTTCAGCCTCTTGCTCTGTTAAATCGCTTTCTTGCATGATAGTGTCTATATCGTAGAATTGTCCTACTAGGTAGGTATTCCTGCGGGTGAGCTCAAGCCAAAGCTCCCAGTCCTCTGCATCTTTTAGTAGTTTATCGTTTTTTGGCTCTTCTATTATTACACTACTTACATTCAATGCCTGCATTAGCTCTAGTAGTCTAGCTATACTTCTATAATATATATCGTCCTCAGGTTCAGCACTTATTCTTAACTCTTCTAGTGCATCACTGTCAATCGTATCTATACTAAATATATAATACAGTAAATTTCCACAGGCATCGTTTACTGTGTAATAATACTCATTCTGTATTAAAAAGCTTTCCATCTTTTCAATACCCTTCGCATCGTAATTAGAAGGAAGAAATTCTTTAATAGTTTTCATTGTTTTATATTATGATTTATCAAAAATTAAAAGCATTGTTGCATCATTCAAGTCTAATGCTTTTATGATTTTTTGTATTTCAATAGCAACTTGATAATTATGCTCGGTATTGTGTATTATAGTCTCTACAAACTCTTCAAGCTCATCAATATCAAACATTACTTTACCATCTTCTGCATCATTGAAATATACCCATTCTTTAAAAAGGTCAACATTGATATCATCCCAAACATCTTGAATTTGTATATCACTCATACATTTAATAACCTTAATATCCTCTGGGTGGTCAATATAGTGTTGTGTTTTTTTTAGCATTTTGTTATTTATTTTGTTAATAATTTGAAATTAAAAGGTAATCGGTGCTGTGTGTATTACTCATCCTTTCCACAATCTTCATAAGTAAAGTGTATTTACCGCCAAACTCTATTTCCATTTTTGCCAATTGTGAGAGTTCTATTGTGTCTATGCTAAATATATATAATAATATATTACCGCAAGAGTCTCGCATCGTATAGTAATAATCATTTTCTATTAAAAAAGTCTCTATCTCCTTGACCATCTCCTGATCCCAATCTGATAAAAAACTTTCTATTTTTTGTATTTTTTGTGTAGTTTCTGACATTTTATTTTTTTATTTTGTTAATATTGTTATTAAATACCTATTTTTATTTTATCGTTATTGAGGGCTTTTCTTACCCTCTCTTCCGCCCCCTCACCACATTTAAATATTCCAACTTTTTTTAATTTAGGTAGTAGCTTTAAAGGTGTATAGTCTAGATCGGGCATGTGATATAGTAGTATTGTTTCTAGGTTCGCCATCACTTCAATACCATCAAGACTCTTTAGTGTATTAGAATAAAGGGTAGAAAAATTAAAAAAATTTATACCTTTCACATACTCATCTAAACAAGCAGGTGTTCTTTTGCAAAGAACTCTATCATTTAAGTTTCTCTGGTGAGATATATTTAAAATTTCTTTTATTGTAATCATTTTATTTTTGATTTGTTAATAATTTTTATTCCCTAACAAGGATTAATCTATATATTCTATATTATATCCAGTTAGTTCGAACCACTCGCCACCCTCTACTTGATATTTGTAAACTTTTTTATTTTCAGCATAAGAGTTTATAACCTTTTTACCTTCAAGGACATTTTTACCTTTGACCCAAAGTGAGTAATACTTCTCACCTTTTTCTCTAGTTTTTACCACACCTCTTTTATAAGTATAGCATGTTTCATATTTACTTGTCATTTTAGTTTTGATTTGTTAATAAAAGTGTTTGAGCTAAGCTCAGTAAAAGTTTGAAACCTATTGGCTTCAATATAAGTATAAATGACTTTTAGAGTAAGTCAATGGTTAAAGTGTGATTAATTGACTTATTTTTTTCACTTTAATTTGATTGAGTTCACCCGTTGCCATTATTTCGGCAAAAATCTTTTGACCCTTTGGGGTTACCAATCCCTGCATGTGCTTTGTCTTGTTTGTTGTGTTTTCTGTAATCTTAACTTCAAAAAGTCCATTGTCAATATATTTTTGATATGGTAGGTTTTTCTTGTCTTTTGATTTGATATAATCACTTTCCCTTAACCACTCAATAAACTTATTTGGCTTTACCCCTAACAAAGTTCCCGTCTTTTGATAACCAAGGCTTTTTTCAATACTCACCCGTTCAAGTAGTGTTGTTTTTTCCTCTTGACTCTTAATTAATTTTTGTGTGAGTTCTTGATTAAGCTGTTCTTTTTCTTTTAACTCTTGACCTGCTTTTAATAACAGATCGGCAACTGTTAATTCAAGTGGTTTTTGTTGCTCTATATATTGCCTTTCCACTTCAATGAAATATTCCCTTACCTACTTGCCCTTTACCGTCCTTTGCATCATTGCAATGTTTTTTGCCGTGTCAATTGTTAGAAAATACTCAATACCAATTTGACCTGTTTTTGAAAGCTCTACTTTTTGGGTGACCTTAATATAGTCTTGATCTTCTATAAAACCCTGAAGAAATCTTTTTATCCAAGCAGAAAAGTCTTTCTTTGATTTTAAATTTTTATGTAATTCCCTTGCACTTACGGTATTTTTAATATCACCAACAAAGTTATTACTCTTAATATTAAAAAGTTGTATATTTTTTTTCATAATCTTGTTTATATATTAATTATTTATTTAATAATTTTTTAATTACATAGCCTAATAATGCCTTAACTACATAACCACAATTCCACAACATACCATCCTCTTGTCTTACTCTGACAAACTCACAACTAATTTCATTTATTATGTCCTGCTCTCTTTTAACATCTTCCTCTTGTTGGTTTTTATGATGCCCTTCGTCATATTCAATAGCTATATTTAAGTCTTTTATATAGTAATCTATATTGTAATTTAATACTTTATGTTGTCTTTGACCTTTAATATCAAGAGGTTCTAATATTTTTTCTAGTGTATCAAAGAATTCTATTTCTGCTCTAGTATTTAATATTGTATAATCGTCTAGTGCTTGTAAAAGCTGTCTTTTTAATTCAATGGGTGCATATGTTTTTTGAATGCAACTAATGGCAACTGGAATGGTTAAAAAGTATTCTTTTAAAGTTGCATTATTTCCCTTCCTTTTTTTATGAAGCCTAATATAGTCTTGATTTTCTGTAAAGTCTTCAAGATATTTCTTAACCCAAGTGGAATAATCTTGTTTACTCTCCAAGCTTTTGTGAAGTTCCCTTGCGTTTACAGTCTGCTTGACATTGTTGTTAAATTGTTTAGACTCTAATTGAATTAGTTTATCCATTTTCTTACTTTTAAATTAATTATTATTTTGGTGGGGAAGTTGCTATTTCTAGCAATTGAACCACGGGATAACATACAAACCCCAAACCTCCCCAAAAAGAAAATGTTTTTTTGAATGGAAAATATTCATTAAGATGTCATATGTTATTAATCCGTGGAGGCTCAATTCCACCGTAGGTTCTACCTACAAATTAATAATATAACAAAATTGATAATTGTCAATAGCTCTACTCTTCAATATATGATATTATATAACTGGAAAAAGTCAAGCTAAAATATCGTAATATTTACCAATAAGTCAAGGGTTTTGGATCGTTTTTTTGGTTTTTTTAGCATCTTATTTTTTAATTGATTAGTTTTTACATACAACAACATCACCTCTTATAGTAAAACCCATCAAACCCTCAGGGTCTGCAAAGTATAAAGTCATTATACCGCTATCTTTGGGGTGTTGCCAATAAATACTATTATAGCTTTCTATCATTTTAGAAAATGCCTGTGTAAGTTTATTAATAGCGTCTATATTTAATAAAACCTGCTTATCCATTGATTGGTTTTCCCTGCATAATCTAGTTTGAACACTTTTGTAATCTGGTAGTTTTACATTGCATTTTGGTATTGTATCAAGCTTGTAGTTGTCTTTAATCTGTTTAACAACGGAATCAATATGTGCTTTAGGTATTGCATGACTTCCAACTTCTATATTTTGAAAATATTGCAACATGTCCTCACATGTAATCTCAGCGTTTAATAAAGCCTTACCGATGGTTGAAAAAATAGAAACTCTGTCCTCTTCTTTGACTATGTTGATATAGTTGAACGGATCGCCTTCTTCTGGTCTAGTGATTTTTTTAAATTGCTGAAATATTGCAATTAGTCTTTTGTGTTTTGCTTTTGACATATTATTTATGATTTGTTAATAAAAAAAGAAGTAAAGAAGTAGCAACTGCTAACTTCATATATATATTATAGCAACTACAAAATAAGTCAAGGGTTTTGGGTCGTTTTTTTGGTTTTTTTCGGTCTTTTTTAATAATACATATATTACAAAAAATACCTTTTTAAATATTAAAGGGTTTATTTATTTTAAATTTTGTTTAATATATTAAGGGGTGGTGCGTGGTTTAAAAAAAATAAACCACGTTATTATTATCACTTTTTTCCCTTGACAAATTTCATTTTTAATACAAAATATAGTGTTAGCAAAACTAACCATATTTAATTAAATTCAATGAAAAATAAACAGGATTCACACTCTCAAGGCTCAGAGGAAATGATATTAGGAGGGTTGTTATACGATAACTCAAATATTGACTTTATAGATAGTGATTTACAGGAAAGACACTTTTACTTCCCTTTGCATCAGGAGTTTTTTAAGTTTATAACAACAAAAATTAAACAAGGTGATGTCTGTCAAGTTACAGACTTGATATTATTTTTACAAAGTAATTTTGAAAAATTAAAAGTTCATTTTGGCAGGGTAATATTGGAAAATGATATTACTAAAGAGGTTAAACTTGCTTGTGTCAATCTGTTAAACTCGTATACATATAGCACGATAAACTTAAAAGAGCAAAGTAAAACAATAATTGATTGCTATATAAGAAGAGAATTTGATATTGTATTACAAAACAAGCAAAAAGAATTAGCAAAAGACTATACAAAAGATGCGGGTGAAATAATATCCGCACTTGAAAACGATATTACAAAAATTACTACAATGCAAAGTGATGAGGACGGCTTAAAAGACATTGCAGGTATAACAGAAAACACATTACTTGAAATAGAGAAGTTATTAGAAAGAAAGGAGGGCGAGTTGGTAGGATTGTCAACAGGATTAGAAGAAATTGACAAACTTACTTGTGGATTGCAAGCACCTGATTTAATAATAGTGGCTGGCAGAGCGTCTATGGGTAAGACATCAATTTGTATGAATATAGCTGCCAATGTTGCAAAAACTCTTACACAAGATCAATCCGTTGCTATATTTTCCCTTGAAATGTCAAGCGAGCAGTTAGTTAAAAGAATGATTGCTTGCGAGACTGGGGTATCGTTGTCCAATAGTGCAACAACAAACAAAACAGATGCAGAAAAAGAGTATATTAAGAATGCGGTAGCAGGCGGGGTGGATGTTATGCGAGAGTTACCTATTAATATTGATGACACGGCAAGGATACCACTCAATGCATTAAAAAAAAGATGTATGAAGTTAGCAAGAAAAAAAGACTTAAAATTAATTGTTATTGATTATTTGCAATTAATCACAACAGAAAGCAAAGGTTTTGGCAACAGAGTTCAAGAGGTTTCATTGATAACCGCAGAACTCAAGGGGCTGGCAAAGAAGTTAAATGTTCCTATAATTGCATTATCACAACTATCAAGGCAACTGGAAAACAGAGAGGATAAGACGCCTCAGTTATCGGATTTAAGAGAATCTGGAAGTATAGAGCAGGATGCGGATATAGTTGCCTTTGTGTATAGAGAAGAGTATTACCTTGAAAGAGTTATCAAGGGGGCGGATGTCCCTAGTGATGAAAGCTCATTAGAATTTCAAAGGTGGTTAGAAGAGAATGAAGGTAAAAACCAACAAGTATGGGATAGATATCACAAGTCAAAAGGGAAGGGAAGGATAATATTTGCAAAGCATAGAAATGGATCGGTTGGAGCTATTGATTTAAAATTTGACAACAATACAACGAAGTTTAGTGATTTGGATGATTGAATACAAATTACTAAAAAATAAAAAGCCTTCTTATTACTTTATTCCTTTTAATCACGACCTTGAAGAAGAGTATAGAAAAGGTTTTGGGGTGCAGGAGATTTTTGAGCATTACAATAGTGGCATACAAACAAAAAATGATGCGTTTACTATTAAAAAATCTAAACAAGATCTTGAAGAGATAATAAATGATTTTCAAAGCAAGTCTTTATCTTACATTAAAAACAAATATCAGGTGCTTGAAAACGTTTGGACTTTGAGTAATGCTTTAAAAAGTCTTGATAGTCATAATTTTGATAAAAATAATTTATTAAAAATAGCATATCGCCCATTTGATAATCGATGGACATATTTAAATAGTAAATCATCTGGTTTTATAGGCACACCAGGTTATAATCAAATGAAACACATGCTAAACAGGGATAATGTGGGGTTGGTTTTCGAAAGAGGACATGGAATATTAGATTGGCAACATATTTTTATTACGGATAAAGTAATAGATTGCCATTTAACAGGTTCGAAATCCTC